TTTTTTTTTCAAGCAGAAGACGGCACACGAGATGTGCGGACGTGACTGGAGTTCAGACGTGTGCTCTGCCGATCTTATGTCGGAGGACAATGCCAATGCCTTGGCTGCAGATGCCACCTCTTCGGCTTCAAAGGCCAACAGAAATAGCTGCGGAGAATTGTAATGGTTGCTCAAACGTTTATAGGACATGAGTCTGACCTCAGCACAGATGGTGAGATTGAGACACCTTTCACACATAATTGGACGCCTAATGAATTGCGAATGCTTAAACATACCTGTGAAACAAATCACCTTGACTTCACGAAGACGTTCTTTAAAGAGCGTGAGGCGGCCACGTTCATTGAATCAGGACATCATAAGGTAATATGTGACGTACTCGACAAAGTATTAAATCTCGAGATTACACGACTCGTCATCACCATACCTCCTGGCTATACAAAAACTGAGGTAGCAACATTGAACTTCATAGCACGAGGCCTTGCAAAGAATCCACGTGCTAAGTTCATTCACACCTCATACTCTGACAGCCTTGTTAATCTGAACTCATCGAAGGTCAAGGAGATAGTCTTTGGTGAAGCGTTCAACATGTTCTGGCCGATGACCCTACGAAAAGATATGCAAGGTAAGAAAGAGTGGTATAACAATCATGGTGGTGGTTTGTACGTTGCACCTTCAGGTGGCTCAATTGTTGGTTTTCGTGCAGGTCGAATGGAGCCTGGATTCACTGGTGCTTTCATTGCAGATGATTTGTTGAACCCAGATGATGCATTTAGTGACCCTGTTAAAAAGAAAATGCGTAATCGTATCACCTCAGTGTATATGTCTCGATTGGCACACATGCAGATTCCAGTTATTCTTATCATGCAACGAGTCGCAGAGGATGACCCTGCAGCGTTTGTGCTCAATGGTGGTACCGGCGAGATGTGGCATCACTTAGACTTGCCTGTACTGATTGAGAAAGATGCAGTCAAACAAGAATACAGCCATGCAATTAAAGTCGAACACAATCTACCAGATGGACCACTGTGGATAGACAAACATGACGAAGAACAGATTGATGCTTTGAGAAAAGATAAGTTTACCTTCGCAGCACAATACATGCAGCAACCATTGTCGCTTGGTGGTAACCTCGTTGATTTGACTAAGTGTTCTCGTTACACAACACCACCTACTAGAACATCAAATTGTAAGGTCAGCCTATCGTTTGACACGGCGAACAAAGACAATGACCTTAATGACCCTAGTGTCTGTATGGTTTGGTTAAAAGATACTCAAAATCGAAAGTATTTATTGGAAGTATGGAGGGACCAAGTAAAATACCCTACATTGAAAAAGACTGCAAAAGATCTCATTGCTAAATGGAAACCTAATGAAGTCCTCATAGAGGATAAAGCATCAGGCCAACAGCTGATACAAGAACTGCAGCTAACTCATCAAGGTATTGTACCTGTTGACACTGGCACAGCTTCTAAAGTAATGCGTATGGCTAATGAGACCTCGTCATTGGAAACTGGAGAAATCTGGTTACCTGAGTCCGCACCATGGCTCTATGATTTTGAACAAGAAGCCAAGTTGTTTCCTAACGGAACAAAAGATCAGATAGATGCACTGTCACAGTACCTTAAATGTCAACGTACTTCTTATGAGGTCTATGTCGGATAACTAAATCCACAAGGCCTCCTAGAATTTAAGGAGGCCACATGGCCGCATCAAGACTACCAGTACCAGTACCTGGAAATAGCAGCGTAGACCTTTACGCATTAACAGGAATCACAGTTGGTACACAACTCATCATACAAAACACAGGCTCGTTGAAACTTCGCATTAGTGAAAATGATTCCGAACCTGATTCCGCAGTTGGTTACAATGTTTTAAATCCTGTAATCTTCCTACAAAGTGCAGCTACACCTATCGGCGTTTGGGTAACCAATCCTAACAATGGTGTGGGACAACTTCAAGTAGAGGAGGCTTAATCATGAGTGGATTTAGACCCCCAGGCTTAGGCGGTGCAGGCCTAACACCAGAACAAGAATCAACTCTTGAACACTTCGAATATAACCCTACAACGAACATGCTCGAAGGTGATAGGTCTATACAGACCATATTGAGTAGCTTGTTGTTAGGCACTCAGCACAGAATGTCTTCAGGTGGTGAGAACATATTTTTTACTAACCTATCCTCTCAGGTTGATTGGTTCCCACCGTGGACAGGCATAAAGGACCAAGAGGTACTTGCCAATCAAGATGTGACTGGTTTAATACCCGTATCTACAAGAGTTCATTCTGACGACTTATTGTTTCTTGAGGCTAATGGGCCTGAAGATACATCAGGCGCTGTCAGTTATGAAGGAACTAACATTGTACCATCAAATGTCTCAGTCTTTGGTGTCAAGTTCACGATAGAAGAACCAATGGTACCTGCTGATTGGTTATTCTACGAAGTATTCATAGGCACTGATGATACAGGCCAATTAATGTTTCAACAGACGAGGTCTGCCTTGACACTCTCTGCAGGTGACACATTGCCTTGGTTCTTTACGAATCCTTTAGAAGGTCGGACAGGGCTACCAATCTACACACGACTGTCTATTGCTAAAGGCAACCAAGATGCAGCGCGAACAGTCTTACAGGTCAGACGTTCTTCAACTATGCCTACGAGACATTGGGTTGAATCTAGCTTTAGGTCGTGGACTGATGAAGACATGGCTCTTAAGAGTGATATCTTACCACCATTAACCGATGCTGAGATAAAAACTCAGTATGAAAATAACGCTGATACTAATGCTTTTACTGATGCTGAGAAATCAAAATTAGGTAGCTTAACAGGGGGAAGATATCTTGGTGTATTTGCTGACCTTACTGCTTTACAGACAGCACACCCAACTGCTGTAAGTGGTGACACTGCAACAGTTACAAGTCCTGACGGAAATCTATTCTATTGGAATGGTGCGGCTTGGGCAGACTCAGGGACTGGCTTTGCTGGTGATATGTTGAAGGCCGTGTATGACCCTACTGCAAAAAATGCTTCAGCTTTTAGTATGGGTAACATGGATGAAACCGCAACTAAGAAAATCTTAACTGACACAGAGCGAACAAAATTAAGTGGTATTGAGGCTTTAGCAGAAGTTAATAATATTTCTGATGTTGATGCAACTGATCTAACTGATGGTGGTGAAACAACACTACATACTCACCAAGCAAGTCCTTTACCTACACTTACACGAACAACAAATGCTAATGTTGATAGTTTTGATGTTACTTCACTTGCACCTGATGGAATTTTGTTTTTAGACATGGCATCGAATCGTGATGTTAAAAGTTTTTTAGGTGGTGTTGATGGTCAAAGAATAACAATATCAAACCTTACAGTTAATAATGTAAAACTTAAACATCAAAACGGTATTGATGAACAGTTCAGGACTGAAGGTGCTTCAGATCAAACTGTTGGCGCGTATGGTGGATTTACAGTTGTATATCATGCTGCTTCAGGTTTTTGGTATGCTACAGGGATGAATTAATAATAATAAGCTGACTACATGGGAAAGGATGCCCTTTAGTCTTAGTTGCCTCAGCTTTACAATAGGATTAAACTTAGTCTCAATTTAACTAGGAGATTTACCATAGTGAAAACAAACATCATTAGTGAGCGAGGCATAGAGTCAGTCTCCTCAGGCTCCTCAAACCAATCTGTAAAGCTATCTGATTTTAGCATTGTTGACACCGCAACCGAAGGCTACAAAACGAATGGTTGGGTTAGACGTTGTATTGACATCATTGCTTCTCAGGCTGCTGCACCACCTTGGATTGTTGAAAACAAAGACGGTGAAGTCGTTGAGAATCATCCATTGGCTGTAGCATTTGAAGCACCACACCCTCAGATGACTCGGACATTGTTCATGAAGTCAATTGTTAAGTGGATAGAATTAGTCGGTACAGCTCCTGTACGAGTATTCAGAGAAGGAAGTCAATTTCGCTTTGGGTTGATTAACCCTAATCGCATTCAAGGCGTAATACCTGCACAAGGAGACCTCATCTATGCAGGATTCGAAGTCGACTTATTAGGCTCAGGTACTTTTGCTGCCTCAGCTGATTATTCTTTAGAAACTGTAGTCATACCTCGATATGCAGACCCAATCAATTTAGGCAAAGGCGTTGGTACTTTGTTATCTGCAGCATTAGCAGTTGACCAAGACAACAGGCAATCTACGTGGAACGTAACATTGATGCAGAACAAAGGCCGCGTTGATGATGTCTTTACAACTGAACAGCCACTTGATAAAACTCAAGGCGACACACTGACACAACGCATCTGGGAAAAAATCCGTGGTGCTGCTGGACTAAAAGTTGGTAAACCTTTAGTATTGAGTAATGGTCTTAAGTATCAACGTATGGGTCTAACACCTCAAGAGATTGACTTCATCAATTCTCGTAAATTCAACCGCGAAGAAATTGCCGGTATCTTTGGCGTCCCTGTCCAACTTATTGGCAGTGAAGCTTCAGCTACTTATTCTAATTTCTCTGCAGCAATGCGTGTATTGTGGGAAGGTAAGATCTTCGATGTATTAAACACTGTGCGCGATGAGTTAAACTTGTTCTTCCTAACTAATAACATGTTAGCTGAAGGCGAACGCTTTACTTATGACACTTCTAAGATTACTGCATTACGTGATGATGAGAAAGTTAAGGCTGATACAGCTAAGACATATTATGACATGGGTGTTCCAGTTGACCAAGTAAATGACCGCCTGTCTTTAGGTTTTGAATCTTATGAAGGTTCTGATAAACCTTTCAATGGCCTCAAACAGTCTCAAACGGTCACAGAAGAACGTTATTTCAAATTGAAGGAAATACATGAGCGTCAGATTGAAGTTGAATCATTGACCATTGAGCGCACCTCAGAGATGATATTACAACCATTCTTTGAAAAGATGCTTCGTGACCAAGAAGAAGCTGTCTTTGCAGACCTTGATGCTAATCGTTTTGATATTGCTACAATCGAAAGAACCTTAAAGTCAATCACCAATGCTGAGTTCCTTCAGGAATTACAACAACGAGACTTCACGATTGCTAAACAATTTAGTGAGACAGTTATTATTCGTAGTGGCCCTAAAATCGAACTTCGACAAGAAGAAGAATTTGATGCAACACTTGCAGGCTCATTACAACGAGATGCTAACCTGTTACAAGAACTTGCATTCATCAACGAAGCCACTGCAGCATCAATCATTGACCAAGTCCAAGACTTCATAGAAAACAATAAATCCGTTCAACAGCTTAAGCAGGCTATCCAAGACACAGGCATTACAGACCCAGTTCGTGCCTCAAGAATTGCCAGAACCATCGGCACAAATGCCGCATCTATCGGGCAATTTGTCGCAGCACAAGAGACAGGTGCGAATACGAAGACTTGGAATATTGCAGGCTTTGCTACTCGAGACATTCATGGAGATAGAAATGGGGAGACAGTTCCTATGTCTGCTCGTTTCTCTGTACAATCAGGAAGTATAGGACCTCGTTGGCCAGGCGATGCAGATGTTTCTGCTGACGATAGAATAAACTGCAGATGCTTTTTAACATACTCAATAACTTAAACAGGAAGGGTTAAACCATGCCAAAAGATAATTTCCAACGGTCTAATGACCACTGTCTTCGTGCCAATCGTGATGATGGTCAAGAACAAGGAATCATAGAAGGCTACTTCGCTCGTTGGGGCCAAGTCGATTCACACAACACACGCTTTCAAAAAGGCTGCTTCGCTAAATCAATTAAGGAGCGTATGAATAAAATTGTTATTCGTAACTCTCACGGTAATCCAATAGGCAAACCTTTGGAAATTCGTGAAGACGATAAAGGTGCGTTCTTTTCAGGTCAAGTAAGTCTTGGTGTTCAGGAAGCCCGTGAAGCATTCGAATTGGTTCGTGACAGTGTTGTCACAGGTTTGTCTTTTGGCTTTCAAAACGTCAACGACAAAATCGAATCTGATGGTATTCGTACATTCACTGAAGTTAAGCTTCTTGAAATTAGCCCAACGTGGTTACCGTCAGGTGATGACTCACGAATTACTGATGTTCGCTCAGGCGAAGATGATATTGATAAACGTGGCGAATCATTCGAAGACACTGTTCTTGAAAATACAAGTAGCCTATTGTGGAACTCAATTCAAAATACAATAAGCGACATTTGGTGGGCTTGGGCATTTGATGAAATCGACAACGCAACAATGATGGTTAAAACTGATGAAGCATTATCAGCTTTCAGAGATAGCTATGTTGAGTTCACTTCACAATGGATAACTCGCTTTGGTAACGAAGGCGAAGACGACAGTCAACGCACTTCAATAAATGAATTACAAATGGCAGTCGCCTCAACACTTAAACGTGAAGAGCGCACTGTTCAAGAATACTGCACTGAACATAATATCAGTGAAGATGTAATGCAATCACTACGCCGCGGACAGCACGTAGCCGATTTGGAAAAAGTAGCAAATGTGCCAGAAGAACTTCGTACCCTTAACAACCAGTTACGGGCCACGCAATTTGAGAACGCCTTCACTGAGCTTCGCACCATGATGTCCTCAGGTGAGATAAAAAGGGCCGATGCATTGCTTAGATCTTGTGGTAATATAAAACCTACCAAACAACAGAAAGAAAAAGAACCTGAGCTACGTTCAGACGAGATTCTTTCTTTACTTAAAACGATAAATGGAGAAGACACTAATGTCTGAAGCAACTAAATTAATCCTAGAACAAATCACTAAGCTGTCTGAACGTATGCAAGCGACTGAAGACAATTCAATCACACAAGAAGAACGTCAAGACTTCCTTGCAAAAATGGAAGAACTGAATACTAAGCTTCTTGAAGCTCGTGCTGCAGGTACTCAACAAGTAATGACTGTTGGCTCAAACGGTAAAGAGTTTAATCGCACTGAAGTTCGTAATGCATTAGATACTTATTTACGTGGTACTGACTTCAACGACATGGACGTAGAAACTCGTACTTCATTATCTAATATCCAAGATAACGAAGGTGGCTTCTTATTGAAAGAAACCATGGAATCTGAAGTGTTAATGAACGCATTCAATCCAGGTGAAATCGAATCAATCGTGCCAGTACTACCTACAGGTGGTAATCGTGCAGTGATTCCTTCAATGGCAAAACCTAAAGTAGCGTGGGGTCCTAAGAACATTACGTTAACTGACCAAGAACTAGCTGCTGGTAATGTTGGTATTGATATCCACAAAATTCGCGCATTGGTTGTTATCCCTCGCGACACCTTAGAAGATTCAGCTGCAGATATCGTTGGCGAATTAAACGCTGCCTTCGGTCGTGCACTTGAAGAAGCTCGTGATGATGCTTATGCCGTTGGTACAGGTGTGAACATGCCTCAAGGCTTCATGACTAATAGTCAAGTTCTTGCGAACACCAATCAGGTTGCTGTTGCAGGCTTCGATGTAGACGTCATTATTAAAGCCATATACGCACTTAAAAAGACTTATCGTCGTAATGCTGCAATCGCTTGTAATAGTGTTACTGAAGGCACCATGGCTACCTTTAAAGGCAGTGACGGTCATCCACTATGGCGTGTAGGTTCAGTTGACGGTGCACCAAACACCTTCATGAATTTGCCAATCATCAACCCTGAAGCAATGGACGATGCTGATGCAGCTGGTAAATTCCCTATTGCTGTTGCTGATTTCGCTGCAGGCTATCGCATTCGTGAACGTGGTTAGATCGGAATAGCGTCGGGTAGGGGAGAGGGGTGAGAGAGGGTGGCGGGCGGGGAGTGGAAAAAAG